GGTTAAGCCCAAGGGTATGAAGATGGGCGGTAAGGTTAAGCCCAAGGGTATGAAGATGGGCGGTAAGGTTAAGCCCAAGGGTATGAAGATGGGCGGTAAGGTTAAGCCTAAAGGTATGAGAAATGGTGGAGTAATACAAGGAACACCAGCATCTCAAGTATCTGGGACTAAGTTTAAAGGTGTGTTTTAAATGACAACATCCAACTCTAGAGATTTTGAACTAGATGTAGGTGAGATAATAGAAGAAGCCTACGAACGGTGTGGACTTGAAGTTCGCACCGGCTATGACGCTCGAACAGCTCGTCGTTCTTTAAACTTGATGTTCGCGGAGTGGGCTAATCGTGGTTTAAATCTTTGGACTGTAAATCAAGAACTTGTTACTTTAACATCAGGCACAGCGGCGATCACTGTGTCGGATGATGTTGTGGATATTCTTGAAGTTATTGTGCGTAGGAGCAGTACCGACTACGATATAACCAGAATAAGTCGTGGCGAATATGGAACAATTGCTAATAAGACTACAACAGGACGACCCAGCCAATACTTTTTTGATCGTCAGATAACTCCTATTATTAACCTCTGGCCTGTGCCTGAGAACTCTACAGATCAGATATTGTATTATTACGTTCGTAGAATACAGGACGCAGACACTTTGGTGAATACCACGGATCTTCCTTTTCGATTTTATCCTTGTATGGTCGCAGGTCTTTCTTATTACTTAGCGATGAAGAGAGCTCCTGAAAGACTACAGATGTTAAAAGTTGTTTACGAAGAAGAGTTTCAGAGAGCCTCGGATGAAGACGAAGGCAGAACTCCTCTTAAACTTCAGCCTAGTATCCAGTATTTGAGGGTGTAAATGGCTTATGCTAGTGGAAGATATGCTTACGGAATTTCAGACAGATCGGGCTTTCGATATCGTCTGAAAGATATGAAGAAAGAATGGAATGGTCTTCTTGTTGGTCCAGATGAGTTTGAGCCGAAACACCCACAAATCATGGTTTCAAGACACGCAACTGATCCTCAAGCACTAAGAAACGCTCGGCCAGAACCAAATATTGAAGCAGAGAGGGTAATTCAATATGGGTTTAACCCTGTAGGATATAATGATTATAACAATTTTGTTTCAAACAACTTGGTTGCTGCGGCCTCCATAGGAACAGTAACGGTGACAACATGAGCTATACATACACTCAACTAAAACAAGCAGTACAAGATTTTACACAGAACGATGAAGTGACCTTTATAAATAATCTTCCCGTGTTTATAAAAACTGCGGAAGAAAGAATTTTAAAAAATGTTCAACTTACTTTGTTCCGAAGAAACGTATCAGGAACCGCAACAAATGGGAATCAATTTCTTGCAGTCCCTTCTGACTATCTTTCTTCGTTTTCTTTAAGTCTTGCTGGAGCTGACGGGAACAAGTTTTTTTTAGAAAAGAAAAACATTAGTTTTCTTCAAGAATATACTCCTAATTCTTCTACAACGGGGTCTTCCCGATATTATGCTGATTATGACATTAACAATTTTATACTAGCACCTGCTCCCAACGCCGCTTTTACTGCGGAGTTGCACTATTTTTATAGGCCAACAAGTATTACATCGAACACTTTTTTACTTACTCTTGTTCCGGTCATTGGGACTTTTACAACGAGTGACACAATAACGGGAGGTACTAGCGCAGTTAGTACTACTGTAAATGCCGTGCCGTCTTCTACTACATTAACCGTTGAGATCCCTGGAGGTTCTTTTTCTGTTGGAGAAACAATAACGGGTAGTTCTAGTGGTGCGACGGGAACGTTGTCTTCTATCGGTGCGGACACAGCATTAACTTGGTTAAGTGAAAACGCTGATATGGCTCTATTATACGGGTCTTTGATTGAAGCGTATATTTTTATGAAGGGGGAACAGGATGTTATGGGCATGTACAATCAAAGGTTTCAAGAAGCGATAGTAGGTGTTAAGATGCTGGGAGAAGCTAAAGAACCTATTGATGAGGATAGGGCTGGATTGTTAATAAGGGATAGACAATAATGTTAACAGAACCAATAGGAATTACAGTCGGATCAGTAGGGGTTCAGACAACGGACAACAGAGGGTTCACTCCAGAAGAAACAGCGATGCGATGTGTTGATAAGATTATAGGTATATCGGACAATGCACATCCTGCAATACGAGATCAGGCTCACGCCTATCGAAAAGAAATGGAAAAAATAATTGCAATTTATATGGTTCAGGCTATTAAAAGCGATAGAACTACGGTATATAATGCAATTAAAGATTCTGGAAACCTTAAACTTGCCGAATATATAAGGAGAATGTAATGGCTTTTAATGGCAATTTTTTATGCACCTCGTTCAAAGTAGAACTAATGAAGGGGGTACACAATTTTACAGCAGCAAGTGACCAGTTTAAAGTAGCTCTGTACGACAACAGTGCTACCTTTACCGCTGCGACTACTGCGTACACCTCAACCAACGAAATCAGCGGTACAAACTATACTGCTAAAGGAAACTTTTTAACAAGTGTGACACCTGTGGCTAGTAGCACAACAGCTTTAACTGATTTTGCAGATGAAGTGTTTAGCACCGTAACAATATCAGCAGTACGAGGAGCTTTGATATTTAATGAAGCAGCTACTAGTGACCCAACAGTTTGTGTATTAGATTTTGGTGCAGATAAAGCAGCAAGTTCTGGTGATTTTACGATTGTGTTTCCAACTGCCGATGCGAGTAATGCGATTATCAGGATAGCCTAATGTCTATCAACAACGTAGCTGCATTTCAAGGTTGGAATAGTTCCGTACAAGGTTGGAACACGGGAACTTGGAATACGAACGTAGCTTATTCGGTTACTGCTACAGGTAGTGTTGGTGCTGTAACAGGTATTACATCTATAAGTGTTTCTGTTACAGGGGTTGCAGGAACATCTGCGTTAGGTAATATATTTTCTACAAATGTAGGAGTGAGTGCAACAGGAGGTGTTGGTTCTACAACCGTTGTTGGTCTTGCTAATGTTTCTGTTACAGGAGTTGCAGGGACCTCTGCAGTTGGTTCTACAACCGTTGTTGGTCTTGCTAATGTTTCTGTTACAGGGGTTGCAGGAACATCTGCATTAGGTAGTTTCTTTACCACAAATACAATGGTAACGATGACCGCTTCTGTAAACAGTGCGACGGCAGAGACTGTTGGCGAGGCAAACATAGAAGTAACAGGAGTAAGCGCAACTGGGCTAGTGACCGCTATAACGGACTTTCCTGTAGTTTGGGGGCAGATTATACCTAGTCAAACCCCCAATTTTAGTGCAATATCACCTAATCAAGATCCTTCTTGGACAGACGTAGCAGCATAGAGGTAAATAAACATGGCAAGTGTATATACAAATGATCTAAGATTAGAAGAAATTGGGTCAGGAGAACAATCAGGGACGTGGGGGGATACAACCAACACGAACCTAGAACTTATAGCAGAAGGTCTTAGTTTTGGAACAGAGGCCATAACAACAAATGCAAATACGCATACTTCCACAGTTGCGGATGGAGCTTCCGATCCTGCCCGTTCTATGTATATTAAATACACAGGAGCTTTAGATTCTGATTGTACAATCACAATTGCTCCAAATACTTTATCTAGAGTTCACATTATTGAGAATGCCACTACGGATAGTGGAAGTTCTGGCCCCTACAATATACTTATATCGCAGGGTGATGGCGATGCAAAGGTAACTATTCCTAAAGGCCATAAAAAGGTGGTTTATTTAGATGGTGCAGGTTCTGGAGGTGTTGTTGTTGATGCCTTTACCGATTTAAATGTTCCTAGTCTTTTTGTTAAAAACCCCGGAACAGGAGACAATAGTACCGCTTTATTGACTTTGCAAACAGCGGAAGCTGACATTGCAGCGAACGATGTATTAGGAAAAATATCTTTTCAGGCTCCAGATGAGGGAACAGGAACAGACGCTAATCTTATTGCTGCTGCTATTCAGGCTATCTCTGAAGGTGACTTCAGTTCTTCTAGCAATGCTACAAGCCTAAACTTTATGACAGGAGCTTCAGAAGCTGCTGCTACTAAGATGACGCTTACTTCTGGAGGTAATCTCACAGTTACAGGAGTTGGAACATTTGCTTCACTCGACATCTCTGGTGACATAGACGTAGACGGCACAAGCAACCTAGATATAATAGACGTAGATGGCGCAGCTAACTTTGCAGCGACTGTGACGTTTGCAGATGGTGTAAATATTATTACTGCTTCAGCAGGTACAGCTAACGTACGCTTGGGTAGCAACGCAGGAACCTCAATAGAATCTGGCGGTAACAACAACGTATGCATTGGCGATGAATCTGGAACGTCACTTACAACTGGGGATGAGAATACCTTTGTTGGTCACGCATCAGGCGATGCTGTGGATAGAGGTCATAATAATGTGGCTATTGGTAAAAACGCTTTAAGTGCTGAGGTATTTGGGTGTAGGTCTGTTGCTATTGGTCACGCTGCACTATTTAGCCAAACATTTTCAAGTGAAACAAATGCTTTAAATGTTGCCATTGGTTTCTCTTCGGGAGCAGCGATAATTTCAGGACAAAATAACACCCTCATTGGTGGATCAGCGGGTGGAGCAATCAATACAGGGGACCAAAACACTATTGTAGGAACTAATGCGGGTGATGCTTTAAACACAGGTAACAAAAATGTAGCTGTTGGCAGAGATGCTTTAACTGGTGGTACAACCTATGATGGTAACACAGCCATCGGTTGGCAAGCATTAAAGGTTGCTGATAATACATCTGGTGCAGATGGAAATAATGTAGCCATAGGTGCTGATGCTGCTTCTGCTGTTACTTCAGGAATAAAAAATGTTTTAATTGGTGTTTCATGTGCAGCTGCTTTAAGAACTGGCGGTGGAAATGTTATGATTGGTCAAGGTACGAATGTAAGTGCAGCAGCGGCAGAAAATCAAATAACTATAGGTCAAGCTATAGCGTGTGACCAAGACTCTCAAGTTACAATAGGTAAAACAAGTAATGTTGTAAAACTTGAGTTTGATACAGACGCAACTTGGACAAGAAGTTCTGATGTTCGTAAAAAGAAAAACATAGAAAACTCTACACTAGGTTTAGATTTTGTTAATGATTTACGTCCTGTAACTTTTGAGTGGAAACCAAACAATGAGTTTCCTAAAGATTTTACAGAGTACAGTGAAAAAAATAACATGACAACAGGTGTAACTATGCACGGTATGATTGCACAGGAAGTTAAGTCTGCATTAGATAACGCAGAAGTAGATAACTTTGGTGGATGGAAAGAAGATAATGATGGCTCACAACGTATAGCTCAAGATATGTTTATCTATCCTCTGATTAAAGCAATGCAAGAGTTATCTGCACAGGTTGATACACTTAAAGCAGAAATTAAGGAGTTAAAGAATGGATAGAACAGATGAGCAAAAAGCTCAAGATTATACAGCTATAGGTAACATTGTAAATGTTATTACAAATGTTATTGCAGGAGATGCTGATGTAATAGGGGATATGACTGTAGCCTATAGAAAAGAAAAAGTAAAAAGAAACTACCAAGCATTAGAAGTTATGAAAGCCTATGACGATTGGGGTTCAGAAAATATGACGGCTGCTACAAATGCAATAGCAGCAGGTAAAACATTCGTAGGCTAAAAGGATATATCTGAATGCCCTTAACGAAGTTACAATTTAAGCCGGGTGTTAATAGAGAAACAACTTCTTATTCTAACGAGGGCGGTTGGTTTGATATAGACAAAACACGCTTTCGGTTTGGGTTTCCAGAAAAGATAGGTGGTTGGTTAAAAGACACGAATACTGCATTTTTAGGCAGTTGTAGAGCTTTGCATCCTTGGTTAGCGTTAGATGGTACACAGTTTCTTGGTATTGGAACTCATCTTAAATACTATATAAAAGAAGGTGGTGGATACAACGATATAACTCCTCTTCGAGCGACAACTACAAACGGTATTGTCTTTGCAGCTACAAATGGTTCCTCTACTATTACAGCTACGGATAATGCTCATGGAGCAGGAATAGGTGATTTTGTAACTATAACAGATGCAGCTACTCTTGGCGGTGTTATAACCGCAGGAGTTTTAAATCAAGAATATCAAGTGGTATCTGTTCCTACTGGTAATACATTTACCTTTGTAGCTAGGGTTGCGGATACCTCCATAGGAAGTATTACAACAACGGCAGGACTAAACCCAGTTCCTGTTGTGGCGAATGCAAGTGACAGTGGTAATGGTGGTTCAGCAGCCGACGCCGCCTATCAAGTGACTGTTGGTTTAGATACTCAAGTTGGAGGTAACGGTTGGAACGCAGGATCTTATGGTCGTGGAACTTGGAATAGCTCCGCCGATCTTAGCGTTAGTGGTTTGACTTTAAGAATATGGAGCCATGATAACTTTGGTGAGGATCTTATACTTAATGCTAGAGATGGTGGAATATTCTACTGGGATAAATCTAGTGGTACAGGAGCAAGAGCCGTGGAGCTTTCGTCTTTATCCGGTTCAAATTTAGCACCAACAATAGCAAAGAAGGTTCTTGTTTCTGATGCAGACAGGCACATTATAGCGTTTGGGTGTGACCCTGAGACAGCAATAGGAACACAAGATCCACTTTTAATACGTTTTAGTTCTCAAGAAAGTTTAACAAGTTGGCGGACGTTACCAACTAACACCGCTGGTGAACTTCGTCTTGGCTCTGGTTCTGAAATTGTAACGGCTATTGAAACACGACAACAGGTTCTTGTGTTTACAGATGAATCACTTCACGCTATGCAATTCTTAGGGCCCCCATTTACTTTTGGTATTTCCGTTATATCTGAAAACATCACAATAGCTGGCCCACTTGCTGCTATAGCGGTTGAAGATATGGTATTTTGGATGGGCAAACAAGAGTTCTATATTTATGGCGGCGGTGTTCAAAGGCTTCCTTGCACCGTAAGAGATTACATCTTTACGGATTTTAATTTGTTACAATCGGAAAAAGTAACAGCAGGAACAAACAATTCTTTTTCTGAAGTGTGGTGGTTTTACCCCAGTAAGAATAGTGTTGAGAATGATAAGTATGTTATTTACAACTATCAACAAAAGATTTGGTACTACGGTAACTTGTCTCGGACCGTGTGGTTGGATAGAGGTATTGAAGTTAATCCTTTAGCAGCAGGAACTGATCATTACTTATATTCGCACGAAAGTGGCTTTGATGATGGCAGTACAGAGCCGGTATCCGCTATAGCGGCGCACATTGAGTCAAGTCAAATTGACATTGGAGATGGAGATCGTTTTTCTTTTGTTAATAGAGTTATCCCGGACATAGCTTTTAGAAACTCTACATCTGAATCTCCTTCCGCAACACTAACTCTCAAGGGTCGAAATTATCCTGGAGGAGGTTACTTGCAAACAGATGCGAACGCTGTTACTCAAACCACCGGAGGAACATCGACTGTTATAGAACAGTTTACCGAGCAAGTTAACCTTCGTGTTAGAGGGAGGTCCCTTGCACTTAGGTTATCTTCATCTGACATAGGCGTTACTTGGCGGTTAGGTTCTCCTCGAATAGACATTAAGCCTGATGGAAGAAGATAATGTCCAGAAATTTAATCCTTCCATTCTTTCCTACTCCTCCCGAAGAGTACAGCCAACAATACATGGCAGAATTAATGAGATCTTTTTCTACTTATTTAAGTCAAATGCAAAACCCCGGAGAAGGAAGACATACTAACTTATCTCTTACAAACCTGCAAACAGATGACCAAGGGCTAACTGTAGGGGACTTGTTTAATTATAGAGATGCCTCTGGAATGATGGGATATGTAAAGATTACGGAGGCAGATAAGTCTCACCTTAGAGGAATAACAGCGACGGGCGGAGTTGGAAGTGTAACGGTAACGACATAATCGCACTAGAAAAGTAAAAACAAGTCTGATAGGATGTTTTAAATACAGGAGAAGATAAGAAATGGGCATTGATCTACTAAAAACATTAGGCACCTTGGTTGGAATGTCTGTAGGTGGACCCAGTGGAGCAGCGATAGGTGCCGCTCTTGGAGAGGGTATTTCTTCTGGTGGAGATTTCGAGAAAATGTTACAAGCAGGGGTTGGCACTCTTGTTAATACTCAAGCGTATGGAAACTTAGGTCTTGCTGCAAATCTTTTGAATAGTGGTACATCTTCTGGCGGTGGCGGCGGTGGTGGACGACAGGTGGCACA